AGGAATGTTTACTGCTCCCGATGTAATTAGAAGTGCTTATATGGATGCTATAGCGGCTGGTGAAGTAGATAATGGTGCTGCGTTTATGAAACATTTTTTTACAATGCGTAATTGGTTTGGAATAGGTAAAGAAGGATTTGGTGGTTTTGGATCAGCAGTTATAGGTGGTGCTACATTAGGTGTTGGTACTAAAGTATCAAAAGTTGTTGGCCCAAGATTAACTAAAAAACTTTCTTCTACTACTTGGAATGAAAAACTTTTAAAAGCACAGGCAGACAAAGGTGCAAAATTTGCAAAGACACACGAATGGGCTGCAAATACAGGAACTATGAGTGCAAGAATAAGTGGAGAAATTGCAACTATGGTAACTTTAGATGCTTGGATTCAACAAAATAAAATTCTACCAGATAAAAAGGATTTTGCCCACGCTGCTGTTTTAATCTTTGGTATGCACGGAGTTAGAGCAACAACAGGATATGCTAAAAAAGGATTTTCTTATTCAGTAAGAAAAGGAATGGACACAGTTAATGCAATAAAAACTATTTATAGAACTTATGGTATACATCCCGATACCCTAGTTAAAATGTCTTTAAATGATCATACTGTTAGAGATCAATTATTAATAGGAGAAATACCAGATACTATTATCAATGCTTCTAAAAAAATTATTAAAGGTGTAGAGGAAAAGAATGATATTAAATTATTACCACCACCTAAATATCAAAATAATGAAAATATACATATATCTGTATCGGGATTAGATGGAGGTAAAATTATTAGTAAACAAACAATAGGTAATAATAATGTTTTAATCGTGGAAAAACCTAGTGGAGAAAAAGTACCTATTTTTGAAACCGAAACAAGAAAAATAAATATAGATAAGAAAAAAATTGTTATTGATAAAGATAATAAAATTAGGATTGATGAACCTAAAGATACTAACTTTAAAAAGAAACAAGATGCTGGGGAATATAATACTGATATTGTAGAGTTAGCAAAAGATAAAGATGGTGTTTATTCATTAGATACTACAGGTAAAGAATATAAAGCAACAGCAGTACAAACATTAAATGATTTAGGTACACAAAGAGGCAGTAGAATTAAAATACAGTCAGAAGATGGTAAAGCATTTTCTGATAGTCATATGTTAATTGTCAATAAATTCTATCCTAAAATGGCTAAAGCATTTGAAAAAATTGTGGCTGATAAATGGACTGATAAATATAAAACAGCTAATGATTTAATGACTAGGGTATTTAAAGGTATAACAGATAAACATAAAAAAATTGATGTTGTCTTTGCTGTTAATAAGGGAGCATTAGAAAAAATTGATACAATGGTTGGTCGAGTTGGTGATACATTTGTATCATTTTCAAGAAAAGCATATCTAACTTTATCAAGGTTTACTGATAAGGATGGTAAAGTTAAAAATGCTAAAGTATTAGCAAGTGAACCATTAAAAGGTTTTGATAATATTTCACAATTAGTATTTTTACATCCAGAAACAAATAAACCGATTGGTCTTTTAATGACTAGACGTATAGATGGTCAAGTAGAAGCACAAGCCCAAAGTTACTGGAAAAACCATAAATCTAAAAATGATATGGAAGGTATCTATTATGATAAAGTTAATAGTACACGGGATGGTAATACATTTGAACCACCATCAGATGCTTATGATCATACTCAATCCTATTCTGGCTTTTCTGAAATGCCTTGGCAAAGACTTTATCATAGTGCAAAAGGATTAGATTTACACGATCTTGTTTCTCTTTCAGAAATATTTATTCAGAAGTCACCAGAATTTAAAAAATTAACATCTACGTTAAGAGGATATTTTCAATTTAAAGGTAAAAACGCACCAAGAGTGGTAATTGCTGAAAATCTACAAAAAGCACCTATTGATTTATATCAAGTTCTTGCACACGAAATAGGACATTTAATTGATTACTTACCCGATAAAACATTAGCAAGAGGTAATATTTTAGGTTCAATAAAATCTTTAAAGAGATTTATGAGTGATTGGATAGATGGAAAAAATGATGGAGTAAAACCTTTAAGTTTAATAGAAATTAATGCGTTAAGAAAAAAAGCTGAAAAAATAGCAAAAGCACTTGAAAAAGAAACTAATAAAGAAATTAAAGAGTTAAAGATTACACCAGAAACAGTTTTAAAAATTTTCCAAGACGCTAAAGCAAGAGAAAAAATTAATCCTTTATTTTATGAGGCGTTTGCTAAATTATCATCTGCTCTTAAAAAATTAGTTGTTAAAGATGCTATGAAAGGATTAATGTCGCATCACTTAAAAGCGATAGCAGATAAAATTAATGGTAAGAAAGTTGATCCTAAATTAAGTGAAGAAGCTAATAGAATCTTTAAAGACTTGTTTGAAAAAGAAATACAAGATCGTGGATTAGTTAGTAAAGAAATAATTGTAACTGAATTAAAAAAACTAACTATGAAATGGAAACCTTTTAATGAAGCAAATGATCCTATATATACAAAGTATAGATATACTCCTAGAGAATTATTTGCTGACTTTATGATGGCTTGGTTATTAAAACCGCAATGGGTAAAACTTAATGCACCTAGAACTTTTGAAGCGTGGATATATCATATAGAGAAAAAACCAGAAGTTAAAAAACTCTATGAAGATATACAAATTGACTTAAATTCAAAAGGATCAAATAGAAATCAAACACTTATTACTAAAATGATAAAGGAATCTAGGGATGCTAATGTTGAAAAAATGAAAGTTATTGAGGGTCAATATATAAGAGATTGGTATGATGCTTTAGGTACAGAAGTTGCGGATAAAGCATTTTATTTCTTTAGACGAAAAGGAAATATAAATAATAGATGGAAAGATGGATTAGAAAAACAAACTGAAATTGATATAGAAAGATTTAGATACAGACAGTCAAAATTAGAGGTTTATACTGATACATTAAATAAATATGTTATTAAACCGATTTATGATCTTGGTTTTAATCTACACGAATTTGGTGTTGGATTAGCGTTAAGAAATTTAAGAAAAAGTGACCAACGTAAAAATGTTGTGACAAGAGGGTTTTTAAAATTAGATAAAGAAATTGAAGCAGAATTACGAACTCATTTTAAAGGAAGATCAATCGAAGAAGTTTGGGAACAGTATGCTAAAGATTATCCCGATTTACTTCCAATAATGGATAAGTTTAGTGAGATACGACAGCTTATGGTAATTGGAGAATTAAAAGGTTCTGGAAAGTATAGTGCTGACCAAATAAAATTATTTGAAGAAAATTTTACATATATCAAATTTGATGTCTTAAAATATGTATTAAAGAGAATAGAGAAATATGGCGAAAATGCAGCAGCCACATCTTTTCTAGGAAAAACAACTGGTACATTTAATAGATTTCGTAATGCTTTTGAAGCAACAGTAGAAACAGATATGGTTTTAATAAGTGAAACTAGAAGGCATCAAGCTATGTCTACATTAGTCCAATGGTTATTAAAAAATAAATTAAGGTTTGAAGCAAAAGAAGGTTTAATCTTAAGTAGAACTGGCACAGTAGATCGTGTCATTATGAAACCTAAACACATAGGGCCTAATAGATTAGAAAAACCACCAAAAGGTTTAGTTCCGTTTCACTATCTGAAAAATGGGGAGTTGCAAACTTATTATATTAATGAACATATGGCAAAACTATTTATGGCAAATCCTATAAGCAGTTCTGTTATGGTAAGAATGTTATCTGCAAGTGGTGAAATGTTTAGAAAAGTTTTTACAGAATTGAATCCAGCATTTTGGCCTTTTGATTTAGTAAGAGATTCTGGAAGGGCTATACAAATGACTAAAGGTTTGACTTGGCTTGATATTCACGGAGGTGGTAAACGATCATTTGTAAAATATTTAGTACATTCAGCTAAACCTGCTTATAAAAGAATATTTAAAGATGGTACTCCCCTTACTCGTTGGATGGACACAGAAGGAATGTTGATAGGAAAAAAAGAAGGGTATCAAGGACAAGCTGGACAAAAGGCAATGCGATTGGGTATGGATGAAGAACAGTTTATGTTAGAGCAGATGATGAAAACTTGGTATGACGGAACAGGAAAAGTAAAAAAATGGAATAGAATAACAAAAAAGTATGAAACAATAGAAGGTACATTTGAAGCATTGTGGGAAGAAATATTTGGAAGTAGAGGATTTTTTGGTTTTATGAGTAACAATGCTAAAGCCATAGCAACGATGCCTAAAATTGCATACAATTTATATTTAAACGATGCAATTAAAAGAGGTGATGTTAAAATGAATAATGTGGGCGAAAGAATGTTAAGAACACAAGGCGATGTAGGACACCCATCTTTTTTAAGACAAGGAACACATAATCAATTATGGAATAATATTTGGTTATATCTTAATCCTTGGCTTCAAGCTGTACGATCAGATTTTACTAGATTTTTAGAATCTCCTTTAACAGTTAGTAGTAAGTTTGTTTTTTATCATCTTATACCAAAATTAACACAAAAAGCTATAGAACTAGGTGTATTTGGTATGCCTGTAGCTGCACTTATGTATGGTGTTAATCAATGGGATAGAGAAAATTATATTGTAGTACCACTTGGTGCAGACGCTGTTGGAAGAACAGTTTATTTAAGAATACCACAGCACGAATCTGCAAGATTATTAAATGCAACTATGTATAAATTAATGTCTATAAAGGATGATCCAGCATTAATGGGTGAACCAGATAGTGTAGCAGAATATTTTGCTTTTATAGGTCGAACAGGTACACCATCAATGAATCCAATTTTTAAATTAATTGCTGATTTACTTTTGTGGATGAATGGTAAAACACCTTTTGATGATTTTAAAGGCAGAATGTCTATAGATCAAACAATAGATAAAGCTGATGATGCTAGACGAAATGTAGAAATACAAAAATGGTTTATTAATACTTATACAGGACAAGGTTTTTATAAGATACCAGCAAACGATTTAATAGGAGTACAAACTCATTTAGAACAAGTGTTAGGTTTTCCGATTGTAGGTACTGTTTTTGGAAGATTTTTTAAAATAGGTAGTCATCCTGCTAAAATAAGTATGAACCATTATGTTAAGGAATGGGATAGAACACAGGCCGTTATTACTTTAGATACTAAAGAAGCATTAGAAATGATATTAACTGGGAAGGCACATAAACTAGAAGCTAAACACTATAATGCCTTAAATATCAGAAAAAAGACTTTAGAATCGAATACTTTGTTAAGAGAATTACTAGCTAAAATGGCAGGTGGGGATATGTTATTACAAGAGTTCTTTGCAGAAACAGATAAGAAAAAGCAATTAGCAATGCTTATGGGATTAATTGATTTTATTAAAAAGACAGATGGACAAGTACCATTAACATTCTTAAAAGAGAAGAAAAAGAAGAAGAAGTAAATGTTTAAAAATCAAATAAATAATGGTATTATAGAGTAAATAGAACTATGACAATTTCAACTACGATAATTAAAAATAGCTATTCGGGTGACGATAGCACAACAGTTTTTGCTTATACCTTCAAGATAGCAACAACAGCCGATATACAGGTTATTATTCGATCTTCGGCAGGTGCTGAAACTGTAAAAACTTTAACAACTCATTACAGCGTAAGTGGTGCTGGTGTTGCGACAGGTGGAAATG